GCTTTGGCTGAGAATGTACGACGGTTCTTTGGTGAGAGCATTACTTTAGTGGCTTTACCGCCAGCTTCGTAAATAGTCTGCATGATAGAGTCGATGTGTGACAACTCAAGTTCACCTACGCTTGCGCCTGTAGATTCTGTTGAGAAGTTGTTAGCACCAATACCTGCTTCTGCAGCTGTTACGCCTGCATTTGAGATACGAGCAGCTGTATCTGACCCATCTGTGGACGCAACGTTAACAACGTTGGTTGCCCAAGAGAATACACCGGACATAGAGCCTGCTGCGGAAGCAGAACCTGGTGTAGAAACGTTTAGAGAGTGAATCAAGTCAGCTTCAACATCGCGACGCATTTCTGTGCCACGCTTTTTCAACTGGTATGCATACTCATCTGCAACGCCTGCTTGGTCTACTGCACGCTTGGTGCCGGAGACTGCTACAGTTTTAGCGTTAATTTGTGTATAGTTACCGAGACGTGAACGATTACGATCTGCGTCTGCTAGTACTACACCGCCGCCTGAACCGTGATCACCACCAGTAGTCGTACGACCATCTGGAGTAACTGCGGAGAAGTCAGCGCCCTGTGAAACACGAGAGTTTCCTGGAGCTTTTAGCTCGTCTGTTTGCCACTCGTGGTAAATACCAGTAGCTTTTGTCTTACCGATTGAAGACATGAAAGGAGTCTCATCACGGGTAATCATGGAGATGAAGTTCGCTAGATCTTCTTTCTCGGATACCGCTGCGCTTGACGCGCCTGATGGGAAACGATTACCTACAGCAGTTGCTGCCTGGGTTGATACACCTGAGGTGCCATAACGTCCTGTTGCCATTTTAATATACCTATATAATTAGCCGAATACTGGCTTATCGTGTGGGAGCAAACTTTTTTAAGAACTCTATCTGATCTTTATTAGACGCATCTTTTTTAAATGCACGAGCTTTAATAGTCGACTCCTTATCTTGTTTACGTTTAGTCGGTGATGCAGCCTTTTTAGCAGGCATCTTTTTTGCAGGGAGCTTGGCGCGCTTTTTAGCACCGATTTCAACACCCTTTTTCAATCTACGAAATTCATCTACAAATTTTACTAAGTTTGGATCTGATACAGCATTCACTAAGGCCTCCGGAAGCCCCTCTTCCAGTGCGAATTCACGCACGGATTGTTGAATGTTATCATCCCAATCAGGAATAATTTCCGTAATGGTATCATTAAAATGTTTTACTGATTCCGCAAATTGTGATTGTTGTAGCTCTTGACGTTGCTGAGTCACTTGTGTAGCAAGAGCCTCTCGTTTATTACGAGCTGCCCAGTACTCAGTCTGTGACTTAGTTTGTTCTTGAATCAACTCACCAATTTCATAAGTATCCCCTTCTTTTTGAGCTGTCGCCAGCTTCTGAGAGATTTCATGGTACTTATTCTGGTGTTTAGTTTCTTCAGTGTAAACCTCATTAGCTACAATGCTTGCTAAAGTTTCAATTTCACCTAGTTTTTGGGTCCGCTCTTCTTCTAATGATTTCCGAGCCTCACCAATTTCACGACCTTGTTTACTGAGATGTTGTTTGGTAGCAGAACCAGCAATCCAATCTGATAGCGGTAGAGTTACCTCTTCACCATCAATTTTGTGGGTCACCATAATGTCTTCTAAGTCATCTAGCGCATAAGTCTCAACTTCGGTAGCCGCAGCATCTCCGTCTTCCTTATCACTTTCAGTCTCTTCTTCATCATCTGGTTCAACATCATCTTCATATTCGGCAGATTCTACAGGCTCTTCAAGGTCTTCATCTGTTCCTGTTTCTTCTGAGTCCTGAAGTTCATCCTCGGGTTGAGATTCTTCGGGGAAAGGAACTACACCAGCTTCCTGGAGTATTTCCGATCTGTTAAGAATGTCTGCGAGCATCTGATCTTCAGTACCGCTGTTGTCCAATACGTCATCCATACGGGTAGAATTATTTTCTTCAGCCATTATTCATTTACCTCCTTGTTAAGATAAGGGTTATCCTTCCCAAAGTTGGGGTTACCTCTTTTCTTTTTAGGAGTACTCTCTTCAAGCAGCTCTAGCAAAGCGGTTCGATATTCGAACAGGCTTCGTACAACTGAGGCGTCGTTTCTAATGCGACTTGCCCCGCTAATGTCTGCTGTGTGTTGGTTAATAAAGTAGTCAATCGAGCGTTCGATGTTAATCACTACTGTATCAATGGATTCTTTGCTGCTCTTAATCATCATTATGTTCCTCACCTAGAGTTTCCATCACAGGGATATTACGTCCCCGGGTCTCGACACTAATCAACTTCTCTTTAACGCTACCTAGCGCCATTGAGCAAGCATAAAGATGTTCTCGGCTCTTACTTTCGTGAGGTTCTGTTTTCAACCATTCAATAAAGAAATCTACTAAGATATCTCCATAGGCTGAGTCGAAGAAGCTGTTGCGAGTGTGTGCAGCAAACTCTGCTTCTTGTAGTGCGATCTGTGATAGACGATCTGGATGAATCTTCTTAGTCATCCGCTTGTCGCCTGCTTCTCTGTACTTTTCCATAATTTACCTTTATCCATCATCCGTAAGGGTAGAGGGAGTGTGGTGAAGAGGGGCCTATTGGCCACCTCCTCCCATAGCTTGTTGTAGCATCTGAACTGCTTGTGCAGGTTCGATACCTAATTTTTTAACCATTGCATCTAATGATTCTGCTTCTTGTCCTGATGGAGCTGCTTCGATTGACTTAACAATCTGATTAGCCTTCATCATTATTTCGTCCATATTTCCCGGAGTTGGGAGATGGTCTGCTGGCACTTCTGCTTTAATCGCAGCAGTCTTGAGACGAGCCCATTCTTGATCATGACGATCCAGTGCAATAGCTGTTTGCCTAATGTTATCTTGTAGTGCATTATCTGCTTGAACTTTTGTATAAACAGAGTTAGCTTCTGCTTGTTTAGCTTTAGATTCTTCAACACGATTCTGAATTCCTTTAAGTTTATCTTCTGCTTCTTTAGTTTGTTTCTGAAGACCTTCTGCTTCTTTCAAGAAATCTTCTGTAGTATGGTCACGAAGATAGTTCTCTGGCTTGAGATCTAAAGTATTTAGAAGATCAAAGGCAATAGTTGCAATGGCGTCCGGTTTAATTAGACCCCCTGCACCTGATTGTTTTAACATAGGAACTAGTTGTGAAGCAACCAACATCAACTTATCCCTCTTGTTAGAGTTAGAGTTTTCACCTAAGTTGACATCTACTTCAAGCTCAATGCATTCAGGTAGATTCTTCAAGTCCAAATCAAGGATTTCTCCTCTACGATCTGACATGATAGTAACTTCATCCATGTTATCGCGGATAGTTTTAAATACACCATCACACAAACGCTTGAATCCGCCTTCAGCAAACTTTCGAGCAATGTGTTGAATACGCTTTTGGCTAGCGTTCATCACTTGGCTCAACTTCATTTCACTGTTACCAGAAACATAAAGTTCATCGTTAAGACCTTGTGCTGCCTTAGACATACCTGTTGCTTGTTCTTTATGAACTTGCAGGTGTTGTAGCAAAGGAACCGTACCTGCACTAATAGGGCTGGGAGGAAGATCTGCCACAGCGCCCTGAGGATTACCGTTAGTTGGGATAATCTGTTTAGGTCTCAGGTTCTGAAGTGCTGAAAAGTCTACTACGTTTGGATCTGCTAGTTTCGGAGAATAGTTAGTCAGATAGGTATTCTCTACAAAACCACGCAAAATTGCAGTGGAAGTAAGTGTGGTAGAACGTGTCATATCTGCTACAGACAATCCGAAGAACTCATAAGGAATTTCAAAAGGACTTAGTGAAGCAAGAGGCACATAGCTACAGTCTTCTTCGTGCAGAATAGTATCACCTGCTACAATGAAGTGCTTAAGCTCGGCAATACCATCACCATCACGATCTACTTCCATCCAGCACTCGGTTACTGCTACGTTACGGTTAGCTTCCAGCGCATCATCCGCATCAGTCATTCCTTGCCAGTAAGATTGGCCAGTTACACGTTTACGTACTGCTACGTCATGTGAGTATACTGTATGATCTTCTGAAGTTGTGGGCAGTACTGACCAGTCTTCCATGCCTTCTGCAATATCAGGATACATCTTACGAATATCTGAACGAGACATTTCTACTTGAATACCTACAAAAGCTGCAGTCTCAATACTGCTTGCATCCCGTGAAATCAAAAAGTTCTCTGGTGGTACGTTTTCAATCTTGACTCGAGACATGTTATAAGTGCGCTTGAGACGGATATCTTCATACGCATTAGTCATAGGGTTAAAGTTTAGTTCACCCACTACTTCAACGTCTTTGTCTGCTAACTTGAGGTCAAGTGCTTCTTCGGTAAGAGACTCGTACTCTTCAAAGCTAGTAGACATGTCTTCTACAAAATCCCAGCGGATAATAGAGTTCTTCCACAGCAGAGCGGATTTCACCCAAGTGTTTAGAAGTTCCCAACCGTTGTTCTTCTTAAAGATAGTGTAGTTTACCAGGTCAGAAGCATCGTTAGCTGCAGCGATAGCTGCTGGAGAGGCGGACCAAGATTTAAATTTTGCCAGTCGGTTATTGTTAAACATAAGTTCTGAAATAATTGCAAGGTAAGCTTCCACTGTCTCTGTAGTGTCAGAAGACACAATCTTAGATACACCGTTAGGGCTAAGATGTCCTGCAGGTAAACCCGCGTATTCGTAAGTAGACTGTAGTCTATCGTTGGCCAGCTCAGAAGAGTTTAAGAAGTCTCCTACAGAGTTAGCTACTCCGGTAGACACTAAGCTTACCAGCTGTTCATCAGTTACTTTTTCACGGTAACCAGTCATATAATCGCCCATATAGGCCTCCTATCTATCTATCACCCACATGGGTATAATTGGTTGGGGTTTTTGAACCGTAGGTACCCCAAAACCCAGAACAGCATGTGGTTCAGCTGTGCAGTCCGTCTTTCCCCTCTTTCCGCCATTCTTCGCGGTGAGCACGGACTAACTCTGGTTCCCTGATCTCGACTTCATTAGCTCTCGCTTGTGTAGCTGAGTTCTTGGACTTAGTAGTTGGATCCCAGACTTTGCCACTCTTTTGTTTTACACCCTTAGATGCTCTATAAACAGACATGGTTATCCTCCTAGATCTTTTTTAAGTTGTGCTAGTTCTTCTAGTTCTTCTACACTCAAGTCTGCACTAGATCTTTCTGTGGTAACAGATTCTACTCGTGTTTTCTTGGGTGCTTTATATTCCCCTAGTTCTTTAGCAATTTTAAAGGCTTCTTCTCTGTCTCCGTCTTCCATCGCTTCATGCATAAGCAACTTCATTACATCCAGAGGATCTTGTGCAACCGAGTTGATGGCTGCAAGAGTTTCTGCCATTTCAGCAGCTTTCTCTTTAATCCGAATATCCTTTTCTTTTCTTAGCCTGCGGGCTTCAGCGGAAGCTTTAACCCCTGCAGCCTGAAACTTTCTAATCTTCTCCTGACCTTCTTCAGTCTCAGGATTAATCATGTGTTGAGCAAAGTTAGCTTGACGAGGATCTTTCATCATTCTCTGACGAATTTCCTCAATCTGTTTACTTGTTTTAGCCATTAAATCCATTCCTCATTATTCCGGTTGACAAAATTCTTTTGCCTCCAGTCAACTTTATTGTTAGCCAGCTTATCAATATTAGTACGATAAGCTTCCCAGGCGATAGCCAGTGCCATAACTGTGTCATCATTTCTACCTTGAATAGCTTCTGTTTTACCTGAAGAAGTAGAGATATAAGTTTTCATCTCTGACAAGATAGTCTTAGAGGGAATCCAAATGTCTTCTTCTTCAACAGCATGTTTAAGCTGTCCAATCACTCGAGGCTTACTGCCATGTGTCATTCTGAAGCCAGGTGTTTGACCTTCCTCAGAGCTGAGTTTAGCTGCTTTAGTTTCGTAGTACATGTTAACGTAGTTCATCTGCTTGAGTCTTTGTAGGGTAGCGACACCCATACTGTTAGACTCCACTGCCATCAGTGCGTTGTTAAAGTAACGACCTAGGTAAAACAAGTGTTCACCATAAAGAGTAGGATCTACTGTGTTGTCTCTATACATGGCACAAATGTGACCTTGAGTATTTAACACAATAGCAGTACTGTAGTCTTGTTTAACCCCCAGGGCAACGTCTGCCCCAATGATGTAGTTGTCTTTCCAATCAGGTGGTATCCATATTTCCAGGTTACCACGAGGACTGTCATCAAAAGAACCTAGCTCTTCGTTATACAAGCGTAGAGCTACTGGTTGTACTGGTAAAAATGAGTTGATCTTTTCAGGATTAAATACAGAAGAACCAGACACCAGGAAAGCTTCCTCTGCGTTAGCAGGATACTCTTGTCTAAACTTGTCTACACCACCTTCAACGATCTTAAGTCGCCTCCAGTAGATCTGTTCGTCTGTTAACTCATACTTTTCTTTATAATCTTTTTCTTCAAAGGTTAATTCAAATTCTTCTGGAATATCTCTTTTATACTCTGCGGTTTTAAACCACGGAATAAAGATAGCCACATAGTCGGACTCCCCCGCTGCTGCCGCCTGATATAGACGGTAGAACTCTCCGGAAGCCCCGTTAGCTGTGGACTCAATAATAACTTCTGTACCGTCAGACTGGGAAATACCTTGAAACAATCCCGCTAAGATCTTGGCATCATGTTGCCAGAATGCAACTTCTGATGCGTGTAAGATAGTGGGGGTAGTTCCTCGTCCCGCTTCCGGTGACCCTGCTGTGTACAAACGATAAGAGCCTACGGCTTCTGGATCGGTGTAAGCTGGGGTTTGAATCGCAATTTCTTTTGCGTTCGTTTTTTCTAATTTAGGTTGTAACCCTTTTTCCATGTTCTTGATAAGATTCTTACTCATCGAGAAAAGAGAATCTGAGGTAGCACTATCATGTGCCATCACTACAGATCTGGTGTGTTGCTGAAAGTAAGTCTTCCAAAACACTCTCCCTGCACAGAAGGTAGAGATACCTTGTTGTCGAGCTTTTAAAATAATAGCTCTAACTTTACCTGTTTCTTTTCTTTGTTTCTCTAACGCTGCATTAATAATAACCTGTGCTTCGTTAAATTCGAAAGGCACAAAACCTTTGGTAGCGTCTTTAGTGATAATTCTAATCTGTTCTTGTGAGAACTTTTCAAAGTCATCAGAGTAATCTTCAAGACTCTTTCTTCTCTTAAGTTCTCTTAGAGCTTCCAACTGTGCTCTAGCTTCCTTCTTCTGATTATCCATAATGTTTCCTGGTTGGACTCGGGGTACAGTTTTACCTGACACCCCGAGGCCTGACACCCACCCGGTGCAACGACTAACCTGTTGATTTTTAACCAACGGTTCCTAAGGTAGCGAAACTTCCGTTGCTGCAGAACGACGTGTTCGCGAGTGGTATTGCTTGTGTGAGAGTATTACTCACGAATTAGTGGTAGTGTATCCTCCCCGTCACTACCATCGGGTCACCGGGGGTTGTCCATTTTACCCCTAAGGAATTTCGCTATTTTCTTTGTTTTAGTGGTAGCCATAGTTTACCTCTTAGATTTAGTTCCTGAACACTTCCATCTTTTACGACTCAGATTCAGGGGGCTGTTAGGGTCTTTGGCTGCAGCAGGGGAGCGCTTTTTCTGTCCAGCGGATCTGGCACAGTAAGCATCTCCCTTTTTGCTGCTAGGCTGTACTCTTTTACTTCCATTTTTAGCCGTACCCGCCTGTCCGTAGCTAACTCTCTTGCCACTTGCCGTGACTTTTACTTTAGCCTTACCTTTATTCGGATCTCCTGCCATACTTTATCTCCTTACTTACCCATTACATTATTGTAATCTCTACTCATGAATCTAACTTCACTTTCTAACAGAGCTACTCTTTGTTGTAACTTAGTAATATGAGATATGCTACTAGCTAGACTAGCGTTTTCTTCCCACATCTCTTCCAGTTCTACCCAAACATGTTCTAATTCATCTAGGGCATCTTCAACATCTCTGCGTAGATTAACATTTTCTTCAATAGCCATTTTAGAACCAAGTTGACTTACTGTTTCTTCCAAACTATTAATTGTTGCGGATTGTTGAGAAACCCACCATACACCCCCGGCAAGCTGTGCGGCCATTGCTAACACTAAAGCTATAGGTAATTTAATATTATCCATTATCTTTCCTCAAACTATTCAGGTATAACTTCAAAACAGTATACTGAAGTAGTACTGTGGGTTATCAAAACTAAAGATTTTTCTTTAGCTTCTTCACACAATACTTCAGTTGTAAACTGACCTAACTGGTAGTGTTCCAAGCTGTTATTCATAAACTGGAACCAAACAAGAAACCACATAACTACCTACTCCCTACTTTACTTCTTCTGCAATCATTGCTGCGCCCCAGATGAGTCCGCCTGCTCCAAGAATAAAAATGGATACAATCAGAACTATACTTAGAACGTAAAACAAATGATCTCTTTTCCTGGCTTGCTCTTCCAAGGCATCTTTACGCCTCTTCCGTGCAGCCGCTTGTTCTCTAACAACAGTGTCCCACATACCTGGAGGCCCGTAAAGCCTGCAAACAGATCTGAGTTCTTCCATAGACTCTTTGTGTGCCATCTTCGCTTGTGCAATAGCAAACCCTTCTGCTTCTGTGGAAGTAAGGCGACCCAGTGGCCCCTTGTGTTTCCCTTTTTCAGCAATGTTAATGTCTGCTTCTAGTTTAGCTAGTTTACCGAAAGAAGGTAGAACGGAGCCAACATCTTTGCCAGCCTTGATTGCATTACTGATACTACTCGAAATGGTAGTTACAGCGCTGGCTAAAGCTAATACTTCAATCATATCATTTATTAACCCCGTTTAAATTTCAGTCTTACTTTTGTGAAGACCTTGTATTTTCCATCATCTCCCGGATAGACTTAATGTTCTCATCTATACGAGCCATAGTCACTGCCTGACTTTGAACAATATTTTCTAACACAATCAACCGTGATTCATGTCGAACAATTTCTCTCGCGTTATTTTCTATATCACCACTTAATGCTGCTATAAACCAAACTAAGGCTGCTGTTTGGCCTACTATGGCCAGTATAAAAGTAACTGGTATAGACTTAGATAAATGCCAGTCTTGTTCTTCTTTGTTACTCATTTAGTGAACCCCGCGCCAAAGTACAGACCTACAATGGCCGAGACTATATGTGTGTCAAGTGGAGTAATTACAAACCCGTAGGCTGACTTCCACTGAATTGATTCTTGTGTGTTGAAAATCCAATCGAAGAAACCACCTTGCATCTCAGTATAACCTACAACAACACTTATTTCCGGATACCAAACAGCTACAAGCTTTGGTAACACAATAATAGAGCCTACTGCAGAGAGAGCTATAATTCTTCTTGTCCAAGCAAAGTGAATATCGGTCTTACCGTGTTCCCTTGCCTGACTTACAGCACCAACAAGTGCCCTTTGATGTTCTGCTTTATGCTTATTGCTTTGACCCCACATAGACATTACGCCACCAAGTATGGTAGAAAACAACATGGTGATCAATTCTAGTGGTAATCCAAACATTTTTACTTCCTTTTATTTATCAGAGTCCCGCACATTCCTGTGGAAATCAATAATACCTCTTGCAATATTCTCGATTTCACCTCGATTAATCCCGATATCATTGAGTTCAGCATCAGTCAACATGTGCATCTCTTTAATAGTAGCATTCATATTACTTCTCTTTCGAAGTACCTCTGCCCACTTATTAACATGTCCTTTAATATTCATTACAGCTATCCTTCTATAGTTAACTCTCTGAGTCCAACTTGTGTAAAAAAATCCTTTTAATAGGGGACTATACACGCCGAAGGCGTTATATTGCCCTCAAAAAATAAAAATAATTTTTGGATCCAAAGATTTTACTTTTATGGGAGGAAAAACCTCTGGGGGATAGGGGGTTGTACTGGGATAGGGGGTATTGTTTTTTGTAGATTGTACGTTGGTTGTACGTTGGTTAGGTCTCTTGTGTGGATGGAAAATATTAATTATATATAAGGTTACCTATTATTTAACATGTGTACCCCCCTTTACTTGCGAAGTCGTCCTAGGCTTTGCTTGATTCTTTTACTTGACATTCTTAGTAGGGGCGTGGCTTCCTCCCGGCTGCGTCTCTTCTTGGTTTGTCACAAGACACTCCTAACACAACTCTGAAAGGAAAAACAATGACTAGAACCGAACTACGTAAACGCCAGGATAACCGTATGCGTAACCTGGAGAACCTCCTTGATATAGCTTGGACAGCGATAATTATGGGGGCAACCGCATTCTGTATTATGGTACTGTTCTACTGTATCTGGGTAGTAGCTTACGCTATGTCTGGCACTACTTTATAGCCGAAACGCCTTAGGGCGTCTGTATGGGCTTATCTCCATGCACTGATGAGGCAGATACCTTATATCCTGAAAGGATACACAATGACTAACTTCGTAGAAACACGTAACACTCGTGATGGCGCAGCTTCTGTATTGGCTGATGTACAACTTAACTGGGTTAAGATTGTAACGCCAGTGGCAGGCTATAATGGTGGGAAACCACAGTATGAGCTACAGATAGCCACAGATAACGCAGAGCAAGCAGCAGCTTGGTATGGTATAATGCCTAACATTAATATTGTTAGCGAAGGCGTTACTTCTTTCACACTCAAGCGTCCTTCTTTCTTAGGAGCACCTGCTATCGTGTGGGAAGATGGTATGGCTATGGATGTTGCAGTACGTAGAACTATAGGTAATGGTTCTCGTGGTGACATCAAGATCTCTCACAAGCAACACCCTAAGACAGGTCGTCCTTACGTTTGTCTTGAGGCTATTAAGTTGAAGGCACTAGTAGAGTTCATTGCAGAGCCTACTACTTATGAAGATAACTTCGACTTCTAAGTTGACTACATGTCCTCCTGTAATGGGAGGGCATTCATGTCCACTTACGGGCTATATATCTAGAAAGGATATACAATGATTAGAGAATGGAAAGACTTACCTACGGCTAAACAGTATGCAGTAGGAGATTATGTACAGGTAGCCTTATCAGATGATGAGCACTACGTTGTGCAGGTACTGTCAGTACATGATGGTCACTATGATGTCATCGAATACTCTGCGGAGGAAATGATGGGTGAACTTTACATGGATGAGGATAATCACAGGTTAATCGGAAGGTAACTAGAATGGTAAGAACCTTGCAGGGTTGTCCTTGATAAAAACCTTAAGGATAACCCTGTAAACAAAACATTAAAGGGCAACCAGGGTGTATTGGAATGTAACTGGAGGATTTCCTCCTATACATCAGAGTATACCAGGGGTAAACCGGAAGGAACGAAACCTGAGGGTTTATCCGGGTTGTCCTTGTAATAACTGAACCACAACACAGAAAGTAATAAGATGAAACATGAAATCAGATGCCATGACAACTCAGGCTATCTCTACAGTACAACCAACACAGGTACAAGCGTAAAGACAGCCAACATGCTAATCGAACGTATTCTGACTAATAACCAGAATTACTATTGCGATATAAGCATGGAGGGAGATACTAAGGTATACTCAATAGGGGGTATCAAGTAATGCGTTACGCTATGTCAGAGCATGCCTGTGAACGAGCGGATACCAGAGGTATTACTTTGGAAGAAATAAGTGATGCTGTAACCTTAGGCAAAGAATACAAATCTAAGTTGTATGGAGGTCAACTGAGATACTACCATAAAGGTATCTGTGTTATTGTACGAAAGACTACCAAGGTCATACTAACTACGTACAGACTAGAACATCGTTGACAGCGATGACTAAAATTGAGAAAGTATAGTCCCCTATTAAAAGGGAGAATCCCTTCCCTCCCCTTTAGGTTATATATTATATATATTATATAAGTATACTTAGAGTAACAACAAAGAAAGATATACTATGCTAACAATCATGATAGTAGTCACATTACATCTAGGTGCTATACAAGATGTAGACTATGAGTATGAAGGTACTATGGAAGACTGTATAACCAGACTTAACAGTAATATACTGGAAGACTATCTCTTTGATACAGGAGATTACACTTACTATTATTACTGTGTACCGAGGTTAACACAACAAGGTGAAGAAGTATAACTAACCAACATATCTTGAAAGGATATACACAATGAATATCAATGAATGTAAAGAAGTAGTAGCAGCCATCCTTAAGTACAATCTTACCAACAATGATACTAAGGACTTTGGTAGGAATATTGTACCCATGTTGGTATCCAAGCCTGGTATTGGTAAGACCAGTATTGTAGAACAGATAGCCAAGGAGAATGACTATCACCTTCTCACTATACCACTAGCCTCCTATGATGCAGGTGAGATAGCAGGTTATCCTATCTTAGATAAGGAACAAGGTATTTATACCAGAGCTAAACCCTTCTGGTTAGATACACCAACAGATAAACCTGTTATCTTATTCTATGATGAGATATCACAGGCTCCCACAGCTAACGTTAATGTATTATCTATGTTAGTTAATGAGAGGAAGTTAGGTGAGCATAAATTAAATGATAATGTTGTTATTGTTTGTGCTGGTAATCAGATGCAACACCGAGCAGGTACTAACCCTCTTCCTTCTCACTTTAAAGATCGAGTAACTTTCTTTGAGGTTATGGAAGATGTAACAGAGTTCTTAGCCTACGGTAATAGCAAAGGTCTACATCAGTATATCTTAGGTTATCTACGTAATAGACCGAGTCAATTGTCTACCTTTGATCCTGCTGTGGATTCCTGTGCCTCACCCAGAGGTTGGATGAGAGTAGATACCTTAATTAAGATGAATCTGCCTTACAAACTAAGAAATGAGGCTATTAAAGGTCAAGTAGGTGAGGCTTGCAAGGCAGACTTCTTAGGGTACTTAAAGGTAGCTGATAAGATGCCTGATCCCAATGAAGTGTTACAAGGTAGTGTTACTACTGTGCCCGAGGAGTCCACTGTGTTGTATGCTCTGTGTGCAGCCCTAGCTAACCTTGTTACACCCAAGACCAGTAGAGTCTTTGTTGAGTACCTAACAAGTCTACCTAACAAAGAGTTTGCTGCCTTCACCATCAGAGATGCTCTACAGAGGAACCCTAAACTTAAAGCAGATAAACACATTACAGCATGGTTTATGTCTGAAGGTAAAGCCTTGTTGTTGTGATAGAAAGGAATAAGTATGTTATCTACTAATGCAATAAAAGTATATGAAATCTCTGACAAGACAGAGAACTATGTTACTACTGTTTTCCATCCCAAAGACTTTGTTAAACTCAGAGATGAACTGCTGAACACCATCAATATCTCTAGTGTTACTGCTAAAACCGCGAAAGATAAGGTGATAGCTAAGTTTGTCCTCAAAGGAGTTAAACTTAGAAGCAACCATAAGGTTGTGCACGTATAAGTGGGTGTCAAATACGTACATATAATCTTATTAAAAACAAGGAGGGCAATCCTGCTCTCCTTATTAACCCTTATTATACAGGAATAATAAAATGTTGACTGCCAGAGAAGCCTTATCCTCGTCTAACATGCATCGTAATAAACGTATTAAAGAGTTTATCCTCACTGCTTGTCTTAATGCCAGAACTGGTGTATACTTTGATATAGAGCTGACAACAACAGAACAACTAGACTTGACTGAGAAGGGCTATAAGCTAACTAAAAATACTGTTGGTGGTTTCTTTGTTGATTGGAGTAGCCCTAATGCTAAGTAAACTAGAACAACTATTCCTTGATATAAGAATAGCTAATGCTGAACACAAAGAAAAGGAAAACAAGTAATGTATTATCGTAAAGCTAAGATACGTAGCTTCTATCTCATGGACATGGATAACCTTGATAACGCCCAAGAAATGCTGAATCCTGAAAACAAAGACTACTACAAGGTACCAGACTCGCCTCAATACCACATGTCTGCTTCTCAAGTAAGAGACATGATGAATGTTGTTTCAAGTGTAGCTGAACGTATCGGGGGCTACCCTGATCGTATAACCTGGTGGGTTGAAGTTGAAGAATTAAAAGGACAACTAATAGAAGTAACTGATTATAACGAACTAGAAAACTACTAGTTAAAAAGAAAGGTAACTAATGAATAAACGTATACCAATGAAAGGCGGAGATGAGTATGATGCTCTCACTAAAGCCCGTAAATTTCACTTGTGGAAGGCAGGTCAGGTAAAGAAGATTAAACGTGCTTACAATAAAAGGTTTCGTAAACATAATAAGGAGATAGATAATGACTGATGTAAACAAGTCCATCAAAGTAACAGAGATAGAGGAATATGATGAGCCATGTTGCTGGTGCAACGATCAAGGGCCAGAAACAGATGATGGCGAAAGCCACCCTTGCTCTTTTTGTGGTAAAATGTCATGAATGAGGTAGGAACAATGAAAGTCTTAGAATTAAATGAGAATGAAGATGGTAATTTTACCTGCGTCTTTGATCTTGACGAGAAAACAACAGAATTAGCCCAAGAGTTAGGGCTTAAGCTACTGCTGTACTGTGGTGCTACAGAAACAAAATTAGACTATGTGTTTAAAAACATATTGGGAGAGACAGATGACTAAATCTTACTTAGTAATGTTTGAGGTAGAAGAAGGAGAGATGATGTACTCAAGTGCAGAGAATCCTTTTACTTACGAATCCAAACCCATTATCTTTGATAATAAAAACCTTGCTGAGTTACATGCTAAGCGCTATAACACAGGCATTGTAGTAGAACAAAATGACATTCGTCCTTTCGATAAATCAGAAAGGCTTCGTGCTAAAGTAAGAGACCTTCTTAACAAACCGGAGTGGTAACATGAGTAACTTTAAAGACGTTGATAAAGACCCTATCAGACTAGCAGAGTATAAAGAAAGACAGAGAGAAAAGTTAGTACTTGAAGAGTACTATCGACTCAGGTCAGATTATCCTGACGGTAATCACGGGGACCTGTTAAACTTAGCTACCCTTAAAATAAAACTTAGACAAGGAGGTGTACTTGAAACCTAAAGACATTATATCCGTAGCCTTAGACTATATGATCGGTGAGACTATATACTACCGCGAAGAGTTACAAGGCGAACTACCAGAAGAGGAAATGGAATGGGCTAATCAGATAATACTCTCACGTATGGAGGAGCTAGATCTCGAACCAACTGAGTCTGAACTCTATACATTAATGAAAATCAGAATGAAAGTGTGATACAATGGAAGCTCAACTGAAAGTAAGCAGAGCCTTAATAAAACTTGTAAGCAAGTATGCCTTCTATGGCTCTTGTGCGTTAAGGTTAAACATACGTGAAGACCCTAACACTAATACTATGGCTACAGATGGCAGGTCTATCTTCTGGGGTCGTGTAGCTGTAGATAAGTGGTCTGAAGAGGAGGTAATGGGGGTACTGGCACATGAAGTAATGCACGTAGTACTGTTACATCACCTCCGAATTAAAGATAGATCACACAAGAAATGGAACATTGCTACAGACTTTTCTATCAATGAAACATTAACACAAGATGGATTCAAGTTACCTGAAGGTGCCTTGTTAGATGCTGATCACCGTAATAAAAATGCAGAGAAAGTATATGATGAGATTAAAGATAACTACTATGAGGACCCTGAGTGGGGTTATGTAATGGAGCTGTCTGACGAAGAGGGTAACCCTATTACTGGCGACGCTAAAGACAAGGCTATTGATGATGTCAATGAGATGATAGCCTCTGCTGCTGATGCTGCTAAGAAAGCAGGGCAGACTATGCATGGTAGCATTGAAGAGCTTGTTAAGAACGTAGGTACACCTAAAGTTAATTGGCGGGCCTTTCTACGTACACACCTTATGAGTAAGAAACCCGAAGACTACTCTTGGGCTAGACCTAATCGTAAGATGTTATCTGCGTTAGACTTGTACTTACCTTCAATGGTATCTAATGCGTTAGGACCTATCGCTGTAGTAATAGACACCTCTGCTTCTGTAAGTAAAGAAGAAAGAGAAATATTCTTAGCAGAACTACAGTCTATCAACGAGAGTATGCAACCTGAGTCTATCAACGTTATCTGTGTTGATACTGATGTAGCTATCTGTCATAGCTTTACACCCTATGATGATATAACAGAACTAGAACTGAAAGGAGGTGGTGGTACTGATATGAATCCTGGTTTCAAGTACGTTACAGAGTGTTTACCTGAAACAGAAACCTTACTATGTTTTTCTGACTGCGAATTCTGGTCGTGGCCTGAAGAACCTGAGTTGCCTGTAGTATGGCTCTCAACGCAAGCTAAAGATAACCCTTACGGTACATTAGTACACGTAGAACTTTAAAGAAAGAGAAAGTCATGTTTAATAATCATCAAGACATAGCAGTAGCAGGCGCAGATGAATCAACAATATATCGTCAGGCTTACTTACACGGTAAGTTAGTGCGTTTCTTTAATCTTACAGTAAGTGACCTAGATGTATCTGATATTGACCTTGCCTATCAGAGTATAAAGGCGGGGGTAGAAAAGGTATTCAAAGAAAACTGTGAATGCACTACCGTAACGAGTCAGCTAGAAACCTTAGGTAACTTAGAACTAACCCGTGATTATGGTTGGAGCTACCAACGAAGAGGTTACTATGCTACTGCAGATATAGATGTCTACAATCACAATGACATTGGTTGTATAAAAGGAGAGTTATCCAGATTACTTACTAACACTGTACTTCAGATAGCTAAGAAAGAAAAATATATTGAGTACAAACTATCTGAAACAGAAGAAACTAAAGACGTAACAAAAATTAATGACAGTATAGCTATGTCTAACAATAGGTTGAACAGAGATTTAGGTGTATGTGATCTATTTAACCTTAAATATATAAACGAAGAAGATAGACCTAACAGTAAGGGCTTTGTTCACCAAATAAGAAAAGTAATAGGTAATAGTGGGGGCATTGCAACCACACCAGAAATAATTGTAGGTAAACAGTGGGTTGAAGATGTATTTGATAGAGGCTTAGCTATACTTGAGTACGAAGGAACCCATGCCTTCACCACACAAGCTAACAAAATAGAGGAGGATACTGAGAAAACCTTGTATGACATTATAATTGTACAAATACAGGGTAATCGTGAAGAAAGATTACTTGCTAACGGAGAACGTTACTATCGCAATATAGCTAACAAGCATACCCGTAAGCTATTTAGAGTTAAAGATGTAGTGTTATCTGTGTCTGCTGACAAACAACACCAAGCTATTGGTAGTAATGCTATGAGAGCAGAGAGTACTATGAAGCGTAGACAAAAAGCGGCTATGATTAAGTCACTAAATCTATAGTCCATTATTAAAAGGGAACGTTATTTTCCCCACAACTTAAGGAAACACCATGACACGTAATGAAATACTAGGTAAACTCGCTCACGCTAAGTCAACAGCTGAGAAAGAAAGACTAACAGAATACCTAATAAACCTGGATCGTGATCTTGAATCACAACGTGATATACAAAAAGAATCAAAGTTCCACGGTAACTTTAAAAACATGGATGCCGCTAACCAAGACAGCGTAATTAATCCTGCTCATTACAAAGTAATACCACCAGGTAACTATCCTGATGGACTAGAGTACATGGACTTAATGCAGTACTTACTAGCTCATCATACTGGTGTGACATCTCACCTCCTCGGTCAAGTATTTAAATACAGTACCCGACTAGGTAAGAAAGACGACAAGCTACAGGATGCCAAGAAGATTCAGTGGTATGCTAACTATCTTGTTAAAGTGATAGAGCAAGAGAATGAATCATAAAATACTATCTCTACACTATCATAGGGACTTCCCAGTAAGCTGGGAGGTTCTGGAAGACGATACAACTCTTCTTTATACTGAGTTGTTTAACCTGGAAGTCAATCATGTGATTGATAACGACAATATATCTGAGATAGTAGCACAACTGATGGTTGAACTATACTCGGATGTAATTACAATCCATTAACATAAGGAATAAATATAATGGCTAATCAAGTAATCGTAGTACGTGACGTAACATTCAACTGGCCTAAGTTAGTTGACAAGCACTCTCCTTTCGGTACACTACAGTGGGATATCCAAGTAGTCACAAGCAACGAGGCAACTAAGGCTCAACTAGAATCTGCTGGCGTCAAGATGAAGTCAGGTAACGATGGTTTCTATGCTAACATTAAGCGTAAAGCAATCAAAGCTAATGGAGAATCTAACGAGCCACCCAAGGTTGTTGACACTGATAAAGAGGAGATGGCCCCAAGTAAAATTAAAGCTATGGGTAACGGATCCAAGGGTCATATCAAGTTATTCTCCTATGACTGGGAGATGGCAGGTAAACAAGGCACCTCCGCTATGCTTGTTGCATTGCAGATCACTGACTATACTAGCTACGATGGTGCTGGCGAGGACTTCTAATGTCAGAACAGCTTATTAAAATTACTACTCGGAATGGTCCTGCATGGATCCTTCCGGATTACAATAGCGAATACTACGTAACGCAGTTGGCTCAGGTTCTCTGGGCTAACCGCTTCGCTAGACCTCTAAACAAAGAAGGTAAGTAAAATGAAGAAGAGCTTTGTATACACCGCTGGTGCAATGGAACATGTTAGTACAGCTGCAATGGTAGACTGGAGAGACTATGTAGATAAGTATCTATATGACTTTGATATTGACTGCTTACACCCAACAAGGCGTATGCCATTACACCTGCAAGACAACTGTGAAGATGAGTTGTCTACTTATAACCGATCTAAACGTATTGAAGCTCAAGATATGCTAGACATTAAGCGTTCTAGAGTAATCTTAGCTGACCTGAGAGACAGTATGCCTGGAAAGAAATGGGGTACTGTAATGGAGGTTGCTAAAGCTAAAGAGATGGGTAAGGTTGTAATTGTTTTGGTAGATCCAGGTCAATTTAAACACCCCTTCATTTATACATACGCAACAGAAGTACACTACGATCTACAAGAAGCAGTGGAAGCAGTCTTAGAGTACTATGACTGATTTCAATACTATTTTAGATACAATAAAGCCATACAAGCTGCACGAAGATCAAGGTCACTGGAGAACTAGTGAACCCATTGAGACTACTGGCTTGCATGGCTTTGTTTATCTCATACATAATGTCGTGGATGATCGTTATTATGTCGGTAAAAAGAACTTCCTTCATGGAGGTAAGAAAAACTACGTAAGGAAAGGAGTTAAAACCCCTAACTATAGGTATGGTACTGATACTAACTGGAAAACCTATACGGGTTCTTCAGCTGAGTTGAATGTAGATATAGCTAAACACAACATAGAAAACTTTCTGTTCTCTATTATAAAATTGTATGAGACCCGTGGTGGTCTTTCTTACGGTGAAGCTAATATGCAACATAAGTTTGATGTGTTGACCTTAAGGGATTCAAATGACAAACCAAAGTTCTATAACGGAAACATCGCAGGGATCAAGTATATCCCAAAAGAATTCGGACGATCCCCATGATGGGTCGGACCACTGGATTATACCTTTAAAAGAAGAGAGAAAACAAAATGAAGCTGACAAAGAAAGAAGTAAAAGTGATTCGCAAGCTGGCAAATGACAGTTGTCTAACCCAGAGATATATCGGTAGGTTGTATGACGTTACACAAGCTATGGTATCTTATATTAAAAACAAACAACGTCACGTAGACGTATAAGGAGTAACATAATGTTAGCACCAATTTTCGCACTATTCGTAGTAGGAACAATCGCAGTAGGCGTAATCGAAGAGGTAGTAGTACCTACTGCAGAGAAAACAGTAACCTACACACAAGAGGTCATTGTACCTTCTGCTAAGTCTGCTGTAAACTATACTGTAGATGCTGCAAGTAAGATTAAAGATAAAGTAACCGGAGAATAAACTCTTCCTACCCTTAGCTCAGCTGGATAGAGCAAGTCACTTCTAATGACTAGGTCGTGGGTTCGAATCCTACAGGGTAGGCCAACAAACAACTTAAGGAAACACTATGACAGTATATGCGTGGGACATCGAAGCGAACGGCTTCCAAGATGTAGCGGACACAATATGGGTTTCGGTAATGCGTAACTTAGATACTAAAGAACTACATATCTTTAGTGATCATGACGAACAGTACCCTAATGTATCTGAATCGTTTAAACTATTCGACGAGGCCACAGGGATTATAGCACATAATGGTATGCGTTATGACCGTGTGGTCTTAGAGAAGGTAACAGGTTATGCTATCGATCGTAATAAGATTATCGATACAGTAATCTACTCAAGGCTAAATGACTTCCATCGTCGCAAGACAGGACGACGTCACAGCCTCAAGGCTCTTGCTATACAAGCAGGGGAAGCGCAGAAACAAGACTATGACGGTGGCTTTGATAACTACTCTGAAGAGATGGTGAGCTACTGTGTAGACGACGTTGATGCTAACATATCAGTGTATAATATGCTGATGAAAGAGTATGATAAGATTAAAACAACTAACCCAGGTTATGATGATGCAATTAAGGTTGAACATCAAATGGCCTACTGGTCTGGTGAACAGATTAAACATGGCTGGAAGATTAACGAGCCACTACTTAACTCTACTATAAATAAAATTAAAGGTGAGATGGATGAAATTGAAGAACGAGTTGAACACAAACTTGGAACACTTACAATTACAATCGATAAAGAACCGAAAACAGCTAATTACAAAAAGAACGGAGAATACACCGCCGTTTCTGCAAGGCTACTCGGGGATTATTTTGGGCGCTACGTTGATGTGTCTGATGCTCTTAGCAGTAATCCCCCAATAAAACCTGGAGAAGAGTTTCAACGTACAGAAACAGTTGAGGCCAGGTTAGGTAATCAGGATCACCTCAAAGAGTTCTTGTATACTCTTGGTTGGGAGCCTACTCAGTGGAACTGGAAGAAGATACACAACGAGTTTGTTAAGGTAAGCCCCAAGTTAACTTCAGATAGTCTAGCTAAACTAGGTGGTATCGGTATTGACATTGATACTTACTTTACTCTTCGTGCTAGGCATAGCATCTTGGGTGGCTGGAAAGAGCATATCCATAGCGGTAGGTTATACGGTGATGTGATTGATATCGGTGCTGCTACAGGTCGTCAAACACACAAGATTATCGCCAACATTCCTTCACCTAAAGCCTTATACGGTTCAGAGATTCGTTCTATGTTTATCTGTCCTGAAGATAAAGTACTAATCTCTGCTGACGGCGCGGGTTACCAGGCTCGTGTTGTTGCTCACTTTGGTAGAGATCAGGAGATGTCAGATGAAATTCTTAAAGGAGATATACACCAGAAAAATGCTGATGCTATTAACTGTACTAGAAACGAGGCTAAGCCTTTCTTCTTTGCCTTTCTATTTGGTGCCGGAGGCAATAAACTCGGTACTATATTAGGTAGGTCTGCACAAGCAGGTAACAAAGCTAAAGATGCTTTTCTTAATCGTTGGCCAGCGCTTGCTGCACTAACAGAACAAGTAAAGAATGTAGCGCAACAAAGAGGTTATCTGCGTGGTCTCGATGGTCGTCGTATTTATACTGACGAAGCCTATAAGGCTTTCAACTATCTTATCCAAGGTACTGAAGCTATCTTAATGAAAAGAACTATAGTTAGAATCAATGAAGCCTTTGAAGAAGAAGGTATTGAAGCTAAACAACTATTGTTTTACCATGATGAATGTACATGGGAGATAGCACCTAATGATGCGGATAAAGCAGAGAAGATTATTCGTAAATGGTTCGTTGAAGCACCCAAAGAACTGGGTGTTTCTATTATGGAAGCCGGTGATTGTAAGATCGGTAAAGATTATTTGGAGGTACACTAATGCCGTATATTAGTAAACAAGACAGAGAAGAGTTATTTGATCGTGATCCTGTTAATGCAGGTGAAATACAATATCTTATAGCTGCAATGATCTCCGTTTACTTACAAGACAAAGGTGATTACAATTATCATACCTTAAATGAGGTTATGGGTGCGCTATCAGGTGCACAACAAGAGTTCTACAGAAAAGTAGTAACGCCCTATGAAGAGAAGAAAGAAATACTTAATGGAGGGGTGTACTAATGCGTAACGTAACTATGTATACCAAAGATAACTGTGAGTTCTGTGAGAGAGCTAAAAACTTATTGCATTCCTATCCAGAGTATGTTATATACGAAATCAACCTCAACAAAGAACCTGAAATGAAAGACACAGTTAAGTCTACACTGGGCACTACTGTCCCTCAAATTGTTATTGATGGTATGCATGTCGGTGGCTACCAAGAACTACAGGAGCATCTTGAGCAATGGAAATGGTAGAAGTAATCTATCTTTTAGTGTTTATAATTATGTTTCAAGCCTATCAGATATGGCGGCTACAACGTAGCTATGAAGATATTGTGGACCTTGTCGTAGGTCTACATATAGGTGATATAACTTTATCAGAGGAAGAAGATGATGAGTATTAATGTATACATAGATGGAGACATCTTAGTCTATCAATCTATCTGGGGTGCTAATACCACTAAAGATATTAAGAAAAAACTAGACCAGACTATCTCAAGTATTATGGGTGATCTGGAGGGCAGTACAGGTAAGATAGCTATTAAAGGTAAGGGTAACTTCCGAAAAGATATTTACCCTGCCTATAAAGGTAACCGTAAAAAAGAACTAACCG